CCGTACATCAAGCTCTACTATATCATGAGGGTACAGTGATGAATCTGCCAGTCGGAAGCATTATACTGTGGGCGGAGGCCACGATCCCTGAGGGCTGGCAAGTGTGCGACGGAACGAACGGCACCCCAGATCTTCGCGGCTATTTTGTTTACGGCGCGGACTCTGACGGCGACGTCGGGACCTCGGGCGGAGGCAGCCATAGCCATACCCGGCCCGCCAGCACCAACACCGCCGGCGCACACACCCACACCGTGACGGTGGCGATAGGCGTCACCGGACAAAACCAGCAGGCGCGTTCTGCCCCTGGCAGCGGCGTAAACGTAGCGAGCTGGGGGCACGGGCACAGCGGCGGAAGCGGGACCTCGGGCAGCGGCGGCAGCCACAGCCACTCCGTCGGCGGCAGTACCAACGCCGCCGAGGCGGTGCCGCCGTACATCAAGCTCTACTATATCATGAGGGTACAGTGATGAATCTGCCAGTCGGAAGCATTATACTGTGGGCGGAGGCCACGATCCCTGAGGGCTGGCAAGTGTGCGACGGAACGAACGGCACCCCCAACCTAATCGGGCGGTTTCCCCGGGGTGCGTCGAGCGACAGCGACCTATTGACGACTGGCGGCTCCGCTACGCACGTGCACGGCAACGGCTCAACCGGTTCTGGCGGCGCACACACCCACGCCGGCATTAGCGGCACCACGGGCGTCTCGTCCACCAGCAACGTTTACGCTGGTCCCGAAGGCCCCGCGGCTCAATCGCACACACATAGCTATAGCGCGTCTGTGCAGAGCGGCGGCGAGCACTCGCACGCCATTGGCAACACCGGCTCGGCGTCTTCTATGCCGCCGTATAAGACATTGATCTATATTATGCGCGTGATCTAGGAGGCAACGTGACCGATTCCCTGTTCAAATGGAGCGACGGCCTGCCGGTGGGCGGCGACTTCAACCCCCATTTGTGGCAATCCATCCCCGGCTCGGTCAGCGGCACATCGGGCGCCCTGAGCGTGGCCAATATGGATTTGACTGACCGGACTGTGCCGGGGACTAAGCTGAGGATTGTCGCCGGGGGAACGACCAGGTATTTCCGGGTCCGCACGGCGACGTATGGCACGAATAAAACGGTAATCACGCTCGACAGCGCGCTGGCCTATACGTTGACCGGCACGGTTACGTCGGCTGAGTATTGTTACGGAGACCCGCCTGATTTTATCGACCCGTGGCGCTACCAGAACGTGGCTGACCGGGTGAACATAACGGGCTTCGCGTCCCTGACCAGCTCGCAGATCTGGGTCAAGCGGGTGGACAAGATGGTCTTTGTGGACGTGCACTTGACGGGAACGTCCAATTCCAGCAACCTGACGTTCGAACTGCCCTGGGCGCATACCGCTGGATACCATAGCCGCCATTCGATCGCCGGACAAAATGGCTCGGCCAGCTGGATCACCAGTTGTCTGCTGTCGATGAACCAGGGTTCCAACACCGTGGGAGTCTGGACCACCTACGGCTGGGGCGGCTGGGCCACCAGCGGACAAAAATCGGTTATGGGTCAGTTTTTCTATATGACCGACTAGGAGGGGCATTATGGACACGGTACTCGGATGTGACGTTAGCCACTGGCAGGGTGAGATCGACTGGTCACGTATGAAACCCGCCGGGGCGCAGTTTGTGTTTGTCAAGGTGTCTCAGGGCAACTGGCGGGACGCGAGGTTTCCGGTCAACTGGCGGGGTGCTCGGGACGCCGGTCTGCTGCGCGGCGGATATATGTTCTACGACTACCGATATTCGCCCGCCGTCAACCTGGACACGTTCCGGGCGGCGCTCACGGACGACCCCGGCGAACTGCCGCCGGCGGTGGATATTGAGCCTATCTCCGGCGTGCCAATGCCGAGCCAACGCAACATGATCGCCGCGCTGGAGCCGGTCATCAAGGGACTGGCTGACTGGCGCGGACGGGCACCGCTAGTCTACTCCAATCCGGCGACGTGGCATTATCTGCGTCCGCTGCCGCAGTGGCTGACCGATTGCCCGCTGTGGATCGCTCACTACGGGGTGACGGCCCCGAGCGTGCCGAGCGAATTCGGGGACTGGCGCTTCTGGCAGTTTACTGACCGCATGGACGGCCCGCGGTTCGGCACCGCCTCGAAGCAACTGGACGGCGACTACTGGCAGGGTAGCTTGGACGAGTTGCGCGCCTGGGCAGGCGTGGTCAAGCCCGCGCCCGAACCGCAGCCGGAGCCGCAACCGGAGCCGCGGCCGGTGCCGCAGCCGGTGCCGCAGCCGCGGCCGGTGCCCCCTCCGCCTGTGCTTACGCTGGATGAGATGGTGCGACGTCTTTGGGAGGCGCACCCCGAGCTGCACGATCCGCCCAAGAAGCCGGTGCGCAGGCTATATCTTCCGGACGTGAGGGCATAAGATGGCACATCCGGCACGAGACATCCGCGAGCGAGTACAACGGCAGTGGCCGGGGGCAACCGTGGTCGGGCGGGGACGCGCCTCGCTGATCCACCAGCACCCGTCTGACCCGGCGCGCAAGAGACTGGACGTGACCATCGACCCGCTGCACATCGCCGGCACGGACATCGAGATCGACACGGCCTGGCAACCTACGACGGGCGCATGGCAGTACGAGATGACCCTGGCTGATTACCAGGCGTATGCGCGCAGCGTGCTCAATGCCGGCGATACTATCCAGTATGTTGACCCCGGCTCGGGCCAGTCTGTGACGTTCCAGCCGCTTGGCCTGAACTGGGTCAATAGAGACAACTCCCGCCAGCAGATCGCCCAACCCGGCGCGGTGGAGGCGGTGGTCGACGACGATATCCTGCGCTGGGTGGACGGCTTCGGGGCGGGGCGACATTTCTCCTGGCAGACGCAAACGACCCGGCTGCAAAAGCTACTGACGGTCGACTCCCTGGCCAACCTGCCCGCGCCGGCGGCGTGGCTCGGGACGGGTGAGCTGTGGCTGGAACTCGAATTTATTATCAAAAACTCAGCCGGCGTCGAGTTGTACCTGGACGGGGTCAAATGGACACGCGCCAACAACCTGCGCGTCCGCACCTCCAACCGGATCGAGTTTCGCAGCCTCACCACCGGCGCGGTGCTGTGGTATCTGGACGTGCCGAGGGCGTGGGATGCGGCGGGGGCGGAGGTCATCGGCCAGTACGAGGTCAGGAATCAGGACGGGACGCACTACATCACCGTTAGAATCCCGCGCGCATGGCTGGCGGCGGCGACATATCCGGTGCACATTGACCCTACGATTACCCTGCAACCGGACGCGGCGGCGGGGGCGGATACGTACATCGTTGATACCAGCCCCAACACCAATTACGGAACCTTATCATCGGTAAGGGCTGGGCGCCTGTCTTCAGCGAATTTATGTCGGTTTTTGTTGAAATTTGATTTATCTTCATTACCCGATGACGCCATCCTGGTCAGTTCGATATTGACCTTGTATCAAACGAGCATCAGTGCGTATCCCAACACAATCGAGATTTTTCGATCTAAGCGCGCATGGGTGGAAACACAAGCCACATGGAATGATTACGCAACAGGCAGTAGCTGGCAAGAACCGGGCGGCTTTGGGGCGGATGATTGTGATGCGACGGTTATCGGGTCTCTCGCGTTTACAGTACCGGAAACCGCTGGATATCGGGATTTTGTGCTGACCCCTACGACAAAGGCGGATCTTGACTTTGGAAATGGGTGGTTGCTCAAAGCGACAGATGAAGTCACGACTAACGCAAATCGCACATTTAGATCATCCGATTATTCCACCGCCGCCAACCGCCCCAGGCTGGTCATCGAATACACCGAGGGCGGTGGCGGCACGGACGCCCTTACCGCCAACGGTATAACCGCCGGAACGCCTACGCTGGGCAGCCCCACGCTCGGGCAGGTACACGCGCTCACCGGAACGACGATTACCGCCACTGCGCCGGTGCTCGGCCACCCCGTCATTGGGCAAGTCCACGCGCTGACGGCGGCGGGTATCGTTGCTGGTGCGCCCGATCTGGGAATGCCGGCCATTGGGCATGTCCACGTCCTCACAGCAACCGCCATTGCCACTGGCGCGCCGGTGCTGGGCACGGCGGCTATCGGACAGCTTCACGCCCTGGCAGCGGTCGCCATCGCCGCCGGCAGTCCAGCGCTCGGCAGCCCGATTATTGGCCAAATCCACGCCCTCGCCGCCGTTACCCTCGACGCGCAAGCCCCAGCCTTGGGCACCCCCGCCCTCGGCCAGGTGCATGCCCTGACTGCTACCGCCATCGTCACCGGGCGGCCGGTACTCGACGCGCCGTCGCTGGCGCGAATCGTGGCGCTGACGGCGATGGGCATTACCGCCGGCGCGCCAGTCGTGGGACGCCCCACGCTCGGGCAAGTCCACGCCCTCACCGCTGAGGCGATCGCGGCGGGTCGACCGGTCCTCGGCACCCCGGCGCTGACGCAAATCGTGGCGCTAGCGGCAGTGGGCATTACCACCGGCGCGCCTCGACTGGCTGCTCCGGCGCTCGGGCAAGTCCACGCGCTTACGGCCAGCGGGATTATCACCGGCACCCCCGAGACGGGACGGCCGGCCATCGAGCATGTGCACGTACTGGTCGCCGCACTGCTGCTGGCGGGTGCTCCGGTGCTGGGCGCGCCCCGCCTGTTTTTGGGACAAGTCGTCACTCCCGCTGAAAGGACCTACACCATCCATGCCGAAAACCGCACCTACAAGGTCGCGGCTGAAAATCGTACCTACATCATAAGGAGATAAAAATGGCAACACTCGGAAATAACGTATTCGACAAGGGCTTGAGCTACCTGACAGCCAACGGCACGCGGCTGGACATTTGCTCCAGCGAGCCGGCCACGTATGCGGCTGTGGCGGGGGTATCGCTGGGCAACAAGACCGGCCTGAGCATCGGCTCGCCGGGCAACCGGACCGGCGGCGGGCGCAAAGTCACCGTGGCGCAGATTACTGACGGCTTAGTGACCGCCACCGGCACGGCGACGCACTACGCCATCACCAACGGATCAAACGAACTACTGGCGACCGGCAGCCTGGCGGCCCCACAGGCGGTGACTACAGGCAACACCTTCACCTTGGCGAGCTTTGACATTGGTATCCCCGCCCCGGCATAACGGAGGGGAGCATGGCCAACAACGTCTACGCCAAAGATCCCGACGCGGTGCTGGATTGGAAATTCGACTGGTCGCGCTGGCTGGCAACGGGCGAAACCATCACCAGTCACACCGTGACCTCCACCGCCGGCCTGAAAGTCGATAGCAGTCTAGTCACCGACGACGATACCTCCGTGACGGCCTGGCTCTCCGGCGGCACAGCCGGGACGCGCTATACCGTGACTTGCCATATCGTCACCAGCGCGGGCCGGGCCGACGACCGCACGATTTACGTGTACGTACGCGAACGATGAGGCGGGGAAACCCGCCTCTAACGCGGCAGGCGATAATACACGCTTGCCGAGAATGCACGCATGGAAAGGAAAATAATATTCAACGCTTATGGCTGTCGAGAAACCACGTACCGTCACTCTGATCATCTCTGACACCCACGTGGGCGGCACGACCGCCATCGCACCCCCAACATTCGCGATCCACTCCTCACGCCCCGCCGAGGCTCAAACCGCCTACGCCAACCTCGCTCAGCGCTGGCTGTATGACTGCTGGACGGAGCTGTGCGGCTACGTCCGCTCTCTGCTGGGCGGGCGCGGCAAGCACCGCCGTCACCGCCTGATCGTCTGCCATTTGGGGGACGTGGTGGACGGCAACCACCACCAGAGTCCGCAGGTGATGATCGAGCCGGCCGATCAAATCCGCGCCGCCGTGGATTTGCTTGCGCCGATTTTCGACCTGGCGCAGGCGTCGTTCGTCTGCTATGGCACCGACGCTCACAACGGCGGAGCGGGTGCGTACGAGATCGAATTCGCCGCCGCAGTGGGCGCGTCCCACGGCTGGGAATTTTGCCTCGACATCGACGGAGTAATGGTTGACCTGGCTCATCACGGCAGGGCCGGCATGCGGGAGTGGACGTCGTCAGCGGCTTCCGTGGCCGCCGAGATCGCCGCCGACTACGTGGCCCGGGGCTTGCGCCCGCCTGATTATGTATTCCGCGGCCACCGGCACGTGATCGACGATAGCGGCCTCAAGCACCCGACAACGCGGGCGCTTATCTGCCCGTCCTGGCAACTGCGGACTGCCTACGGGCACCGCGTGGCCGGGGGCAAGCGCCGCTCGGACATTGGCGCGTACATTCTGGACGGGGGCAAGCTGGACGACAGCCGGGCCCGCTACCAGGGCGCACCGGGCAACAAGGAGGTTATCAAGGTATGAGAGTGGACACCGCTACTGAAAACGATCTGCTGGCCACGCTGGTCGAGTCCGCACCCAAGCCGCTCGACCCGGCGCAGGAGGTGACGGCCTCCATGCTGGCGGCGGCCACCGGCTACACCAAACGCCACGCCGCCGACCTGCTGGCGGCCGCCGAAAAGCGGGGCGAGCTGGTGTCCCGGTGGGCCTACCACAACGGAAGCCGGGTCCGGGCCTACCGGAGGCAGCGGCGTTAAAGCGATAGCGCCCACCTGGCCGCAAACCTGGGGCGCTATCGCTGAAGAGTAAGGCGATTGACTATCGCCGGGTTTATGTTGGGCGTGTAACCACTTAGTATTATAGCCAAAATTTTCACGTGTGTCAAGCGGCAGTCTGTGAACGATAGCCGTTCGCAAGCAACATAACCCGCCGCCAACCGCCCCGGCGCGGGGCGAGGGGCACCCCCTCTAAACGGCCCGATTTGGCCCCGTTTGGGCCAATTGTGACCCGAACTATGCCCCCGCCCCGTTGCGTCCAAATTTGGGCGATCTAACACGTTTTAGCGGGGATTCCCGGGCGTGTTCTAGTTGTGTTCTAGGTTGGATTTCCTCGCCACCCACGCCAGCGCCTCGGCCTCGCTGCCGGCCGTGCCCGCCCGCTCGTAAAGGCCGTGGCCCTCGGCGGTGACGGCGACACGCTCGTACAGCCGCCACTCCCCGGCCACCAGCCGGGCGCAGCGCCCCTCGCCGTAGATCGTGTCGCGCGCCTGTCGCTGCGCATCCAGCAGCTCCGCGGCCCTATCCCGCGACATTTGCGGCGACCCGACCCGCCGCCCGTCGCGGTCCACCGCCTGCCAGCGCACCTCAGCCGGGACGCGGTTGGACATGCGCACCCGCGCCAGCGTGCCAAGCACCCTCCCGGCGGGAGTCGCCGCGCGGTAGGAACCGTCAGGGTTGAGCGTGTAGACGTATCGGCTCACCACGTCACCTCCAGCAGAGATGGTTGTACCTGGCAGTTTGGGGACAGCCACAGGGCCTCGGTTCGCCGCCGCGTCCCGTCCGCGTAGGCGGGTCGCACCACCATCCGCCAGCCCGCGTACAGATCCTCGTACAACGAGGTGGGGTAACCAGACACCACCACCGCCCCCCGGACGCTCCGCAACACCTCGGCCAGCTCCCGGTGGTTGTCATCGGTCATTTCGTAGCGGTAGTTACCGACCATCCCCGCACGCCGTGCGGCGTGGACGTACGGGGGATCAATATAGTGCAGTGTTTCATGGCTGTCGTGTTGCCGGATTACCTCGATGGCGGGCCTGTTTTCGATAACCACGCCACGCAACCGCTCCACGAAAGCGCCGATCTGGTCCGGGTAATGCGCCCAATCATGGGAATGCGTTGTGCCGGAGCGGGTTGTGTTGGCGCGGAACCCGGTTGGCCGGTTGTGGGCGGTGGAGCTAAACCCCATGAACGACCGGGCAATCGTGCGTCGCGCTTGTTCGATGGGGTCCTCGTCGCGGATGTACGATAGCTCAAACTCCTCGCGGGCAAACGGGGTCAGGCGTAACACCCGCTCAAGCTCGCGCGCGCTCGCCGGGTCGCGCAGCACCCGGAACACGTTGACAATCTCGCCGTCCAAGTCGTTGTAGACCTCGGCGTAGCTGCGCGGCTTGCGCAGCAACACGGACGCCGCTCCCCCAAACGGCTCGACATAGACCCGGTGCGGCGGGAAGTGCGAGATGATCCAGCTTGCCAGCCTCCACTTGCCACCGTGATATTGCAGCACCGGGCGGGTCGGGGCAACGTCGCTCATCGTGTCACCTCCAGCGCCTGCTCAATCAACGCCAGCGCCCGGCCGTCCTCGATCATGCGGGGCGTGACGCGGATCACCCGCCAGCCCATGATCGCGGCGGTCGAGTATTTCTCGCAATCGGCCTCGTAGCCTGCGGGCCGGTTGTGGCGGCCCCGGGTCCATTGCCCGCCCTCGATCTCGCAGGCGGTCATGCGCTCCGGCCAGGCCAGGTCGAACCGCCACCGCCGCTTCGGATGAAAGCGGACTTCGGTCGCGGGCTCCGGCAGCCCGGCGGCCCGCAGCTGCAGGAGCAGCACAGGGGTGTGGTCAGGATGGGTCATCGTCTGCCCCTCCCCGGCCGGTAGGCGTCCATTGCCCGGCGGTAGCACTCCTCGGACGCGTAGCAGCGATACCGCCCCCGCTGGGGCACGTCCCGCCCGCAGCCGCAGCGACAGGTCGGCGCGGTCCAGCGGTGGTAGTTATTTGCCTTGCCGGGGTAAACGGCGTATCCCCGCATGTAGCGTTGTCTGGTGGTCATTTTGCCCTCCTTCGGGGGAGGGTTGCCCCTCCCCCTGATAAATGGATATGTGCAGCCTGCGGGACCCTTTTGCCGGCCCGGAGTTGCCGGCCCTTTCTAGGATTTACCGCCCGGTGGTCATCCGTACCGCTCTCGCGCCCGCTGCTGCTGATGGCCGTGCGGCATGTGGCGGGGTGGGTTCGACCCACGCCCGGAGCGCCCCGCCCGATCGTCATGATTGTGCCTCTCTGATCCTGCGTCCGAGCCATTCTGCGACCGCCACGCAGACGGCATTCCCCATCTGCTTATACCTCGCGCTGTCAGCCTGGGGCTTGCCGTCCGCGGTGAAAGCGGTCCAGCCCGGCGGAAATCCCTGTAGTTTTTCGCACTCCACGGGCGTCAACCGGCGCACCCCGACCAGCGGGGGATGCCCGTGATCCTGCGCCCTGAGCGTGGCGGTGACGTCGCCGCTAAAGCCCATCACCTGCCCGCCCTGATCGTACCATGCGAACTGGTAGTTGAATTCGGCTTCAGCCCGCAGGCTTGCCGCCACCTCATCATCCATCTTGCCCCCGCCCGACTGCCAATTGGCGATGTACGCCACGGCGTGCGAGTGCGCTTCTTGCAAGGTGAACATCGGGACGCAGAAATCTAACTCGTTGCAGTTCCCTGCCGGTCGCTCCATCCCGCCACCGCTCGCAGCGAGCGTTCCAGCAACGGGGGAATGGCCTTGCCACGCTTTTGGGCGCGCCGGAGGATCCCAGCGCACGCCCTCGCGCTCAAAAAGTACTTGGGATGCACTGTCGCCTCGAGGACAGAAGACAAGGAAGATACGACGGCGTCGTTGGGCCACTCCAAAATATTGGGCATCGAGGACACGCCATGCGATTTCTTTCTGTCCAGTTCGTACCATCCCTGCTGCAGCCCATCGTCCAGATCGAGGCATTGGAACATCGGTGCCGAGCAGTTCTGTGAGGACTGATTTAAAATCACGGCCATTGTGTGAAGACAAAGCTCCCGGAACATTCTCCCAGACGGCGTATCGTGGGCCAAGCTCTCGAATAATCCGAGCTGCCTCAAAGAACAATCCTGATCGCTCACCTGATAACCCCTTTCGTTTCCCCGCGATGCTCAAATCCTGGCATGGGCTTCCGAATGTGATTATGTCGGCCGCAGGCAGGTTGCCCGCCCCAGCCTCGCACACATCCTCAATCAGGATGTGTCCGGGCCAGTGGCGGCGTAGCACGCCCTGGCATTTTTCGTCCCGCTCCACGTGGGCCAGGGTTTGGATGCCGGCCCGCTCGAAGCCGAGCGCGAAGCCGCCCACCCCGGCAAACAGGTCAACGTGAGTCAGCATCTCACCCCTCCACGATTTTGGTGTCACGGTCTGTAATCATCCCTCACCTCCCTCGGGCGGCTCCGGCAGCGGCATCCAGTGGGAAAACTCGTACACAAAAAGGTCGCGCAGGGCATGGTAATACAACCATGCCCTGTAGGGATGCCCCCTCCAACAGCGGTCCGCCGCGAGCACCCACTCGTCATCTTCCGGCAGCCGCTCCTCCACCGGTATCCAGCGCAGCCGATCCCGCAGCGCGTCACGCTCACGCTCTGCGGCCTCGGCGCGGGCGGTCTGCCGCTCGATCTCCGCGAGCGCGTCCGGGTAGTGGTTGCAGGCGGACTTGATGAACTCGCCGAACTTGTCACTCGGCCAGCCACAGTCCAAGTTTTCCTTGATGCAACTTTCGCAACGCCGGCATGAGAGGATGTAGTTCGTCTCCTCGTAGGGATCAGATTTGCTGTACGGCACCACCTCAGAGGCGTCAACCACATTCCAGTCGTAGGGGCCGGGCCTTTCCTCCGTGGCCGCCGCCGCTATCTCGCGCTGTGCGCGGATGAAATCGGGTGTGAAATCAGTCATGTTAGTCCTCCTCGTCCTCGATCAGTCCCAAATCCTTTGCTCGGTGACTGGCGCGGGCAAATGGCAGCAGCGCCGCCCGCGCCTCCTGGTAGGCCGGATCGTCGCAGGTCAGGGCGCAGAAATGCGCCGCCAGCTGCGCGGCAATGCGAGCATCCACGACCGCGCCCTTCGTGCCGCACCACAGCGGCCAGCAGGAATAGTCCAGGTCGGCCCGGCGCAGGTTGGCCCCGATCAGGTTGGCCCGGCGCAGGTCGGCCCCGCGCAGGTTGGCCCCGATCAGGTCGGCCCCGCGCAGGTCGGCCCAGCTCAGGTCGGCCCGGCGCAGGTTGGCCCGGCGCAGGTTGGCCCGGCGCAGGTCGGCGTCGCGCAGGTTGGCCCAGCTCAGGTCGGCCCCGCACAGGTCGACCCCGCGCAGGTCTAACCGTACTCCGTCCTTGTCGCCCGCCAGCCAGCTGGCGTGGGCGGATAGTTTCGCTTGCAGGTCGGTCGCGGTGATGACCATGTTACTCCTCCTCCCCTGCCGCGCCGCATAGGGCCAGCGCGAACAGGACTAGCACGACGACGATGGCGACGACGGTGACAGCGGGCATGGCTCCTCCTAAAACGGGGCGTCTTCGACCGGCGCGGGTACTCGCCGGGCGGTGGATGGACGGTTGCCATTGGGCGCGGCCTGGCGCTCGACCGGCGCGGCGTCTCCGAAGGCCGGCAGCCCCGGCAACTTGACCAGCTCCATGATCCGGTTGCCCTCCCCCTCGCGCAATTTCTCCCAGGTCAGCGTGACCACGTTGGGCCGGTCACTCTTGCGCATGATGACAATCTGGTCCGCGTTGTGCAGCTCGTGCGCGGTTCCGGCCATTGCCCCCTGCCCCCTCGTTTCGCCCAAGATGGCGGATTTGGTCATGTCGCCGATGGAAATAATCGCCAGGTTCAGGTCTTTGGCGATGGCGTGTACCCGGTCGGATATCAGATTGCGACGCTCATATTCGCTCCCGGCGCTGTCCTGGAGCAGCGCCTCGTAGTCGATCCCGACCACCTCCACGCCGTGATACTCCACCAGCCGTTGCAGGTCGGCTCGCAAGTCCGCCGTGGTGAGGCTGGAGTCATCGGAGATGTGGATAGGCAATTTTTCCATCTCCTCGATGGCCCGGCAGAACTGCGACCATTCGGACGCGCTGATCTTTCCGGATCGCATGGCGCTAGTGGCGATGCGCGAGGCGGCCGACACTCCCCGGCGCACCACCTGCCGGGCGCTCATCTCGATTTCGTACAGGGCGACCGGATGGCCGGCGCGGGCGACGTTGGTGAGGATTTGGAACAGAAGCAGGCTTTTACCCAGGCCCGGCTCCCCACCCAGGCGCACCACCTCGCCCGGGTGCAGCCCGTAGGTGATGCGATCCCAGTCGGCCAGTCCGGTTGGGATGCCGTAGACCTCGCGCGGGTTGGCATGGGCGGCCTCCACCTCGTCATAGAGAGCCGATAGGTACTGGCTGATATGCGTCGCGCCTTTGGCCGAGACCACCGTGCGCGAGAGCGCGTCCAGCGCGGTGCTGATGGCATCGGAGAGGTTGGACTTCTCGTCAAAGGCGGACGAGGCGAGCCGGCTGGCGATGTCGATCAGCCGGCGGCGGCGGGCTTTCTCAGCCACGATTTCCGCATAGCTTTCAGCGTGCAGTGCTGAAACGGTGCTATTGATGAGCTGGGTCACGCGGGCCGGCCCGCCGATGGAAGACAGCCGACCGGCCTTGTCCAGCGCGGCGCACACGGTCAGGTAGTCCACCGCCTGCCCGGAGCGGTACAGCTCCAGCGCGGCCAGGTATACCCAGCGGTTGCGCTCGATGTAGAAATCCATCGGGTCGAGCTTGCCGACCTTCTGGATGGTCTCAGGGTCGATCAGGATCGCGCCGAGGACCGCCTCCTCAGCGGTGGGACTATATGGCAGGGTTGTCTGTTCGCTCATGGGGCCTCCAGCAGGTAGCCGTCCGGGGTGACACGCTCGCCGCGCTCGTTGACCGCCTCGCCGGATGCGTTGTAATAGACTGTAAACCGCTCGCGCTTTTCCTGGCGTTTGGCCTTGAACCCATTGGCTCGCCAGTTCGCGAGTATGGCCTCGACGTATTTCCAGCTTCTGGCGTTGTGCTCGACCGCTTCCTGAATGGCCGAAGCGATCCATTCCGGCGGGTAGTCCTCCTCAGCGGCTATTAGCCGCTCCGCGATCATGGGAGTCAGCGGACCAATCTCAGTTTCATAAAGCTGGAACAGATTGAGCGGCGGCGGCGGTACCGTATCCGTATCCGTATCTGTATCTGTATCTGTTTCTGTATCTGTATTGTTTCTGTTTCTGTTTCTGTTTCTGTTTCGGCCGTCAACTTCAGATAGGGTATCTGCGCCGGAAGATACGGTATTTTTTGCGCCAGATAGGGTATCCATACTGTATGCATACCCTATCCCGTAGTGCTCGCAGTACATGCGTTTGATCTCTCCGTCCGGGATGGCGGCGATATCGGCGGCGATGCGCTGGCGCACTTTGGGGGATTTGGACTCGTTGTAATCCCGCAGGTTGGCGATCCAGAACACGCCGTCCCTGTAGTAGACTTTGCCGGCTGCCGCAAACTGTTCCAGCAATTCCTGAACGCGCTCCGCCGCTATGCCGGTCTCAAAGGATACGAACTTGAGTGGCAATTCATACATGCCGCAAACGCTGGCTCGCTCGTTCGTGAACAGGTAGATGAACAGCAGCTTGGCGTCGGTCTCCAGCTCGGTGAACCACGTATCGCGCCATATTCGGGTTTGGACCAGGCGGTAATCAGCCATATGCTCACCTCCACAGGCTTGGCTGCTCGGCGGCGCCCCGGTTGCGCAGGTGGCGGGCGTAGTCCGCCGGGAACATGGCGCGGATCTGATTGTCCATCGCCTCGACGGTCTCGCGCATGTCGACGATTTTCTTGACGTACTCGCGGGCGCGAAACTCGCGGTACTCGTCTAACGTGGCCGGCAGATAGTATCCGGCGTCGCCGCTGCTTGAGCAGATCGGTACGCCGCGCTTGCGTAGCTCAACGATGGTCAGTCGAATCTGTCGCTCGTCGGAAAAGCGTACGCCCATTTTTTCGGCGGCGCGGGCGATCTCGTCCCTGCGCACCGTCTTAGCCTGCCCGACATGCCAGGTCATTACGCGCAGGACCGCGCGCTCCCGGCCTACCGGGAGACTGGCTATCAATTTCTCGTAGTACTCGCGGGGTTTCATCGTGCGCTCCAGACTGCGGCGTCACCGCGCCGCTCGCATTCAGCCTGAACCAGCCGGGCGCTCCAGACTGCGGCGTCGCCGCGCCGCTCGTAGTCGGCTTGGACCCATTGAGCGCCGAACAGGTCCAGGCCCGAAAGCAGCACCCGGTCGTCAAGGGCCACGGCGTAGGAGCCGCGCCCGTCCGGGACGATGGTCAGGGAGCGGTGCGGATGGGTTGGGGTGGGTGTGGTGGTAGGTGTGTCGTTCATAGTGTGCCTCGTTGGGGGAGGGCGCTGGTTGCGCCCTCCCGGTGATAGGGGTGGCTATTCGGACGCCAGGATGGTGTGGATGGCGTCCAGCTTGTACTGATACTCCTCGCGCTGCTCGGCGCTGATGTCCGGTTTTTTCAGGCCCTTGAGGATGCCGTTGGCCATCATAGCCAGCTTCTCGCGTGGCAGGTCACCGTATCGCTCGCCCTTTCTGTTGGTTACGGCGCGGGCGGCCTCGAGGCTCATTCTGGCCGGGGCTTGCGCGCCCACCGGGGCCGGGGTCGGCTCGCGCGGGTCTTCAGGTGGCTCAGGTCCGTAGATCAGATCGATCAGCTCGTCGGCTGTCGGCCCGCTCGGACGGTCGGAACTGCCGGCTGCCGGATCGGGGTCGGGTATGGGGTCCGGTCGGTCGATCGGCTCGGCGTCAATGACATTGCCGTCCTCATCGACCGACGCGCCCATCTCCTCGGGCGTGTAGACTGCTCCGGCGAACACGTCCGGTGTGAACCAGCGGGCGCCGTTGCTCATGGCGCGGGCGTAGAGCATATTGCGCGGATATTTGTCCATATTTTTCGTTTGGGCGCGGCGGGCGTCCTCGGCCGTGAATGTGGACACGCCGATTTTTTCGCGCTGGCCGTCCACGCGCTCGAAAAACTCAATCGTGCAGACCTGGTCTGTCATCTCGGTGACGCGGAAATCGTAGCGCCCGGAGCGTTTGATGGCGGCCGCGATCAGGTTGGCGCTCAGGCTGATGCGCCCTGAGATGACGTGGATGCCGGTCATGGAGGCGATAGGGCCGAGACCCAGCTCGCGCCCGGCCAGAATTTTGACGATAGCTTGAGCCGCCTGTCGGGTGTCGGCGAAAAACCCCGACCTGACGAGGGTTTCTCCGAGAGTGGATAGGCTCATGTCGTCCCGGATGGATAATTGCTGTTGGCTGTTATTGCTCATTTCGATTCTCCTTATGGCAGGCTTGGGCGGTAATCCCAGTTCTCGTCGTAGCAATAAGGGCAGTGCCCTTTGTCCTCCGGCTCCAGCGGCATACCGCAATATGCGCAGAATGTCGCCGGATCCGGCTCCCCGAGCGTTTCGGGGTCAAATAGAACCTCTGTTTCGGGCATGATCTCATCGAAGTCGACGTTGGCTATAAGCCAGTCTTCATATTCATCGAGAAAACTAGTCGGATACATGCGCACTCCTCCTGCTCCGGTGTCGTTGGGGCAATTTGACTGATCTGGTTGAAAATTTTGCGGGATGTGCTACAATAGAAATGAGCCGGGTAAAAGCTCATCTGCCCCTGGTGGGGCCTGACCCCCGTTGTCGCGGGGGTCGTCTGTTAAGGCGGCATCCCCAGATAGGTATCCCTCGTGAGAGGGTGGCTATTCCGCAGCGCCGGCCAGCAGCGCGGCGGTGCGGTCATAGACGGCAAAGGGGGTCATCGGTTGATCGTCATGATCGTCATCGATCCAGGCGTCCACGAGTTCCTCGCGGGGGACGTAGCGGCCGGGCGTGCCGGTGTAGCCGATTCCGCCCTTGTATGTGATGTCCAAGCTTGATCCGTCCAGTGACATAACGTACACGGATTTTTCATAGACCTCCAGAACCTCGACAATCAGACCAGACTGCAACCGGGCAAGTATTCGTTTCATTTTGGCTCCTCCCACAGCCTGTCGGCGGCGATGGCGATCGCGCCCATCAGTCCCAGCGCCAGGGCGCTGAATGTGTCCGGGTCGATGACTTCTAACAAGATGCGGATTGCCTTGTATACGGGTTCCATGTTAGCCCTCCGGCGGGTTATGGGCGTCACACCGCACTGCGGTCGCCAAATAGCGCGCGCCGCGCGTACACGCTCGCGCTCACTCCGGCCTCGCGGGCCATATCCTCCAGCAGCGCACGCTCGGCTTTGGTCAGGCGGAAACGGAACACCGTGGAGCGGGTGCCGCCGTCCTCGGTCAGGCGGCTGACAAGCTCCGCTCGCTCGTCGCCGCTGAATGACGCCTCAGGGTCCGAGAGTGCCAGGTCGACGGCTCTTTCGTACCGGATGGGGACGATCGGACTCCCGGCCCGGATCGCTCTAAGGCACGCCATCGCCTCGCGTGTCGCTGCGGGTGAGCGTGAGATGATTAGTTTTAGCGCGTCCTCCATGATGTCCTCCTATCTATGCCCGGTCTGACCACCTACCGGGCGAGGGCTGATGCTAGTCCAGCAAGGACGGGTCGGTGCGAATTTTCTCGATAAACTCCACCGCGCGGGCGCGGAAAGAGTCGAGGTCGTACCCGTCCAGTCGCTCGTTGAGGTATTCGTAGATGTCACCGATGTCTCGGTTCAACTCTTTGGCCAGGGCTGCGACGTCGGCTTCGGTGGCCTCCTCGCCGGCGAAAAATTCCTGCCAAAATTCAACGGTATCGGCGGTGGCCTCATAAACGTCGTCGGCGTCGTTGCGGCGGATAAGGCCGTCCTCCAGATTGCCAAATCCGCCGTTGCTGCCAATGACATCCTCCGCCCAATCCCAGGTGGCGCCGTGCGGGAAATAATTAATCTCGGCGATTTCGCCCGTCTCGATGATTCTCGCGTACATGATATCCTCCTCTGTGTGGTGGTGTGGTTTGGTTTGTTGCCTATAGTATAGCACAAGGTGGCCACAATGTCAAGAGGTTCTGGAAAATTGGGGGGCATTTTGAGAAATTTTAAGATTATGTTCTATTCGTGTTCTATAACGCGGCGCGGGCCAAAGGTATCCCCGCGCGCGCGAACGGCCAGCTGGCGCGCGGTGAATTAAGGCCATAAACTCCCACGCCGGCGGGACGGACCGAGAGGATAGGCGCGCCGGCCTATACCTGGCCGGCGCGCCTATCTGTCGGATTGGGTGGGCTTTAGGCGTCCTCGCGGCCCCAGCCGGCCATCTCGCCCCAGTCGAGAATGTCCTCGATGGGTGCGAGGATGAGCCACGATAGGTGCTCATTGCCCTCCGGCCAGTCGGCCAGCAAAAATTCGGTTTGTTCATCGCTCAGGCCTAGCTCCTCCACCCGGCGCTCGGCGAGGTACATAAGGTAAGACGTCCACTTGGAATTCTTAGAGAGATCGCTGGCGTTCATTTTTGTGTCCTCCTGTGGTGGTGTTTTTTGATCTCTATCTCCTCTCGGCTTCGGCCTGCTGGGCCTCATCAGTACCGCGCGTCAGCGGCAGACCGCGCCGGCTACGAGGCCACCGGCGGGGCCTTAGATTTTAGGAAGTCGCCAGTTCGTAGGCCTCGGCTTTGCTTGCGAGTTTGACCAACTCGCCGTTGCGTACCTGGTAGTAACTGGGTGAGCTGTTTTTTGGTTGCCGAAAATCTTTCTGCCCGCGAGCGATGATGTCGCCCTCGCTGGCGCTGATCACGAGCAACCCCTCGCTCCCGGTCCGGCGGTCGCCGATCCACTCGCCCCAGGAAAACTCGGCCTTGCCGGCGGCGTCGAATGTTACCCTAGCGATCCAGGGCTTGCCGTAGCGGCGCTGGTTGTACGATTCCGTTTTGATGGTGATTTGGGTAGTCATCTCGCGTCTCCTGTGTGGTTTTTTATTTTGTTGTCTATATTATAGCGTCGTGTGGCCACAATGTCAAGGGGTTTGGGCAGATTGAGAGGCCATTTCGCGAAACTTTAAGATTGTGTTCTAGTCATGTTCTATGCTTGGGCTTGCGATTTTCGCGCGGATGGCGTACCATATATGTAGGCATCCCGAGCGACCCCACCCATATCTGCTATATCGATATATCGCTACGACCGAGGTTTCTATGACGTTATCTAAGCTGGAGCAGCGGCCGCGCCGCAGACGCTCAACCCCTGGCCGGGACAAGGCCCTGCTGGACGGCGGCTCACCCGACCACGTGAGGTGCACATATGGACATGGACATTCTATCTAAATTTGTTGAGGCGCTGCTTCTGGCGCTCGCGCCGCTGCTGGCCTCGCTGGCCGCCGCGTGGCTGCTGGCCGTGGCCCGCAAGGCGTGGGCAGACTACCGCGCGGCTGAACCGGGCAAGGCTTACTGGATCGAGGAGATTGCCAGTATCGCCGTCCGCGCCGCAGAGCAGGCAGGGCTGGCCGGCTACATCGAGGACAAGAAAGGCTATGCCCTTCACATTGCCGAGCGCTGGCTGGCCGCGAAGGGGTTGCGCATCGACCCGGAGTTGATTGACGCGGCCATCGAAGCGGCGGTTTGGGAAGAGCTGAACAAGGACCGGGAGCGCCCGGCGCGGTGACAGGGTAGGCGGATGGACTGGCTGTCAACCGCACTGGCGGTTTTCGGGCTGGTCGGCGGGGGCGCGGGCCTCGCCGCGGTGCTTAGGGTGCGCGGCGAGCGGGACAAGCTGGTCGGGGAGGCGGCGAAAATCCGGGCAGAGGCGGCATCGATCATCGAGGAGACGGCAGCACGCATGGTCACGCGATACGAGGCTCGAGTGGACGAGCTGGAGCGCAAGGTCATCGCGGCCAACCGCAAGATCAGCCGCCTGGAGCGGCAGCTCCGGCAGTGGCAGGAGTACGCCACCGGGCTGGTGGATCTGATCCGCCGGCATGGGCTGGATAGCGAGCTGCCCGACCCGCCCGGCGACCCGGACGAGCAGGAGGGGCAGCGATGAGCTGGCGCCCGGACTGCAGCGTGTGCCTGTGGACTTACGCGCGGCTGATGCTCCGCACCGCGCCGCTGTGGACCCGCCAGCAGGGGCCGGTCTGCTCCGGGGTGATTTTGTGGGATTGTTGGAGGTTGAATTGAACGAGAGAATCACATGGCGAAACGAAAAGCGCCGGCTCGGGGATCTGATCCCCTGGCCGCGCAATCCGCGCCAGATCAAGGGCGAGCAGGCGCGTCGCTTGCAGGAGAGCCTGGCTGAGTTCGGGCAGGTGGAGCCGGTATGCATCGGGCCCGGCAACGAGCTATACAACGGGCACCAGCGCCTCAAGTCCTGGGCCGCTAAATACGGCGACATTGAGATTGATGTGCGCGTGTCGTCCAGGGCGCTGACCGAGAAGGAGCGCGAGAAGCTGACCGTGTTCCTACACAAGGGCGCGGCGGGCGAATGGGACTTTGACGCGCTGGCAAATGAGTTTGAGCTTCCGGAGCTGATTGAGTGGGGATTTGAAGAGTGGGAACTGACTGGATGGGGAGAAATCCCGCACGAAGAGGGGCAAAAGGCGGGCGCGTCTCCCTGGGAGCGCATGGGCGGAGAGGCGTCCGACGGGGTTGTGTTCCAATTCGGGGCCATCACCTGCCGGGTTGATAGGCAGATCTATGAGAGCTTTCTGGCGCGTTGCCCTGACGATGATATTTCCGGCTATGTGGCAGGTTTGCTGGGATGAAGTACGCAATTTTTGACGCCTGTTTTTCTGAAGCGCAGCAATCCGGGCGAGGGATGTCTGCGATGTATCTCGCCTGGGAATTGCGCCGGCATGGTTTGTCAGAATACCCAATTCCAGCAAGCGATTGTATCCTGGCGACCTGTCAGTCACCTGTAGCCGCGCCTGCTGTTGATCGTTTGCGCAGGCGGTATCCAGACAAGCTCATTATTTGCGGTGGCGCGGCCTCTACCAGCCCGTACTCATTGGGGCTGGTGTGTGATGCGGTTTGTGTTGGCGACGGGCAGGCTTTCCTCGACACGCTGTTTGCGCATGGCCCAGATGCCGCGTTTGGGCTGCCAAACGTCTGGGTGCACGGCGAGGAGCGTCCCGTAGAGATAGACCAGAACTTCCCCTGGGACATGCCACCTATCCAATCTGAGGACGGTGCTTACCGCCTGTGGTGCGGCCGGGGGTGCCGCAACAAATGCAAGTTTTGCCAGACGGGGTGGGCATATGTGTATAGCGAACACCCTGATCCGGATGCGCTCGTGCGCCAAGCTAGGTCTCTCCTATCTCGCGGCAAGAAGATCGCGTATTTATCGAACGACATGGCGCAACACAGCTTCTACCATCGGCTGCCGCCGGTTGCGCATGGTTCCTACAGCGTGCGCTTCCTCAGGCAGCATGGCCTCCCCCCTGCCCGCCAGATTCGTCTTGGGGTGGAGGGGGTATCCGAGCGGCTGCGCCGGTCTGTTTCCAAGCCAATCTCCCGGCGGGACTTGATTGACTGCACTTCCTGGCTGAATGCAAACGGGCGGTCTGTTAGGTGGTTTTTAATCGCCGGGCTGCCGGGCGAGACAGATGACGATTGGGAAGAGCTTCGGGACGTCGTGCAGGAATGGAAAGAGATTACCCCCAGGGGCGTTCTTGCTTTGTCGTTTACGGCGTTCTGCCCGGATCCGGCCACGCCGCTGGCGACTGCGGCGCTCGACGATGCTTACTGGGATCGTTTCGTGGCGTTTCGGGAGTGGTTTTTTGGCGGGAAAGGCTGGAGTAATCGCGTGAAGCTCATGCAGCCGCAGCGTCCCGACAGCCGGTTGCAGAAAGCGATCCTTTCCACTGGGCTGGCGGAGGAAGATCTACGCAGTGGCGGTAAGCGTTCTCCAAATGCGCGTCTGTTATACCCGTATAAGTCTGCCGCCACACCAGTTATGCAGGATGTTACAGGATGACCGACAGGCCGCGCAAACCCGGAACCTTCACCAAAGGCGACCCGCACATCAACCGCAAAGGTCGCCCGAAGTCGTTCGGCGCGCGTTGTGGGGCTTGTGGTGTGGCGTAGAGGGCCTTGAGTGAACGACTGAACAGGTTAAAAAGCGATGGCAGAACAGTATTCGGCTGAACAGATGATCCGGGCAATTCGCGAGGCGGGCGGTATTCTCGCCGCCGCCGCGCGTATTCTCGGTTGCAGCCGCACGACGGTTCATCGCTACGTCAACCAGTACGCAACGGTCAGGGCGGCGTATGAGGAAGCCAACGAGTCGATGATCGACTTCGCCGAGCAGCAGTTGTTCAAGAACATCAAGGCCGGCAAGGAAGCCTCGATTTTCTTCTTCCTCAAGACGAAGGCGAAACATCGCGGCTACGTGGAGCGCACCGAGACGACCGCCGCGGGCGGCGGGCCGACCGCCGCCGCGCCCGTATTGGCCGGGCTGCCCGCGGACGTGATCAGTCCCGCGTTCTTGGACGTCTACCGCGATATTGTCAACCACCGCCATACCGAGTACCTGATCTACGGCGGGCGCGGCAGCACGAAATCGTCCTTCATCAGCCTCGTCACGATCTACCTGCTGTTAGCCAATCCGACCATCCACGCCCTCGCCGCCCGGCAGGTGGGGAACACCCTGCGCGACAGTGTATTCAGCCAGCTCAGCTGGGCCATCGATATACTGGGGCTGTCCGAGTACTTCAAGAGAACCACGTCCCCGCTCGAGATCACCTACCTCCCCACGGGGCAAAAGATATTCTTCCGCGGGGCGGACGATCCCCTAAAAATAAAATCGATCAAGCCGCCGTTCGGCTATATCGGCATTTTGTGGCTGGAGGAACTCGACCAGTTTCGCGGGCCGGAGGCGGTGCGCAGCATCGAGCAATCGGCCATTCGCGGCGGCGATTTGGCCTACATCTTCAAGTCCTTCAACCCGCCCAGAACGGCGGCGAATTGGGCCAACAAATACGCGCAGATACCGAAGGCGAACCAGTACCAGCACCGCAGCGATTACCGGTCCGTTCCCGTCGAGTGGCTGGGGCGCGCATTCCTGGACGAGGCCGAGCACCTGCGCTCGGTCAACCCCGCCGCCTATGAACATGAATACTTGGGCATCCCCAACGGCACCGGCGGGCAGGTGTTCGAGAACGTGCGGTTGCGGCGCATCACCGACGAGGAGATAGCGCAGTTTGAGCGGCCGCTTCACGGCCTGGACTTTGGGTATTACCCCGACCCCGCCGCTTATATCCGCTGTCACTATGACGCAGCCAGATTGACGCTTTACCTGTACTGCGAGCACCGGGCGCTAAAAGCGTCTAATCGCGAATTGTACGAGGCGATCAAGGCGAAGGGGTACACGAACGACGAGCTGCTGATCTGCGACTCGGCGGAACCCAAATCGGTAGCCGACTTCCGCGAGTACGGTGCCTCGGCCCGGGGCGCGGAGAAGGGCCCGGACAGCCTCAACTACTCCATGAAGTGGCTGCAGTCCCTGCGCGAAATCGTTATCGACCCGGAGCGCTGTCCGTATGCGGCCGAGGAATTCCTCAACTACGAGCTCGAGCAGGATAAGAACGGCGACTTTATCTCCAGCTACCCCGACAGAAACAACCACTTTATCGACGCGACGCGCTATGCCACAAACTTGATCTGGCGAAGACGAGGGCAGTAATGTTTGCCAAAATTCTTCAGTTTATCCGGGAGTTGTATGCCAAAATGATCGGTCAATCTACCGTCACCCAAGTGTTGAAGGTGCCTATCGCCATCTCAAGCGAGATGGCAAACGCGTTGCAGCTGTGGAGCGCGCTCTATGAGAACCGAGCGCCCTGGCTGAACGCGGACATCAAATCCCTCAACCTACCCGCAGCCATCGCCGGCGAATTGGCCCGTGCCGCGACTATCGAGATGAAGGTCGAGTTCACCGGATCAGCACGGGCGAAGTTTTTAGAGTCTCAATTTATGCGCCTGATGCCGAAGCTCAGGGCACAGGTCGAGTACGGGCTGGCAAAGGGCGGGCTGGTGATGAAGCCTTATGTGGACGGCGACAGGTTGGCCGTGGACTTCGTTCACGCCGACCAGTTCTACCCGGTCAGCTTCGACGCGGACGGCGAGATCGCCGCCTGCGTGTTTGCAGACTCGCGCACCGTAGGCGATAAATACTATACCCGGCTCGAGTTTCATCAGATGACCGAGGCTGGCTGCGAGATTCGCAACATGGCCTACCGCTCGAGCAGCAAGGACACGCTGGGGGTGCGAGTTCCCCTGGATGTGATTGACGATTGGGCCAGCCTCGAGCCTGAGGCGGTGATTACCGGCATTGATAAGCCGCTGTTTGCCTATTTCAAGTTCCCGATGGCGAACAACGTGGACGCAACCTCGCCGCTGGGCGTATCGTGCTACAGCCGCGCCGTGGATCTGATCCGGGACGCTGATATTCAGTGGTCGAACCTGCTTTGGGAGTTTGAGAGCGGCCAGCGTGCCTTGTACGCCGACGTGTTGGCCTACGGCAGGGACCGAGACGGCAATCCGGTGCTGCCTCACAAGCGGCTTTACCGGGCGCTGAACGGCGGCGGCAACATCGGCGAAGAGGGAATGTTCCACGAGTGGACGCCGTCGCTCCGCGAGGAAAACATCCTGCGCGGGCTGGACGCAATCCTCAAGCGCATCGAGTACGCCTGCGGGCTGGCCTACGGCACGCTGTCCGACCCTGCCAGCGTGGAAAAAACGGCGACCGAGATCAAGGCGTCCAAACAGCGCACGTACGCCACCGTCACCGACACCCAGAAAGCACTGCAATCGGCGCTGGAGCATTTGATCTGGGCGATGGACGTCTGGACGACTATCGGCGGGCTTGCCCCGGCCGGCGCGTACGCGGTCACGTTCGACTTTGACGACAGCGTGATTGTGGACCGCGACATGCAGTTCCAGCAAGATCTGCGCCTTGTGGCGCAGGGCATTATGTCAAAGGCGGAGTTCCGCGTGCGCAACTTCAAAGAGAAGGAAGACGTAGCGAAGGCCAAGATCGCCGAAGCTCTGGCCGAACGGCCGCCGGAAGAATCGATATTTGGGGTGCTTGGGGCGATAGCACCGGACGAGGAATAATCCATGCTGACCGCCAACCAGCTAGACGCCCTGACGGACCCGATTCTGGAGCTGTACGAGCGTTATCAGGCGACGGTGATCAACGACATCGCCCGCCGCCTGGCGAAGCTGGGCAGGGTCACGTCTGCCTCCGCCTGGCAAATGCAGCGCCTGATCGAATCGGGGGCGCTGTATGAGTTTGCGCTTGCCAAGATTGCCAAGCTTACCGGCATGAGCGAGGCGGTGCTGCGCGAAGCCTTTCGTAAGGGCGGGGTGCAGGCCATGCGCTTTGACGACGCGATTTACCGCGCCGTAGGGCTTGACCCGCTGCCGCTGAACCTCTCTCCGGTTATGGCCGAGGTGCTGGCCGCAGGATTACGGCGCACAAACGGGCAGCTCGTCAACCTGACCCGGACTACCGCTTTGTCCGCGCGGCAGGCGTTTGAGAGTGCCGCAGACCTCGCCTACATGCAGATCACCAGCGGCGCGTTTGACTACGACAGCGCCATTCGTCAGGCGGTGACGGAATTAGCCGCGGACGGTTTGCGCGTGATCCATTATTCGGGAAAGCGGGACTTGCTCGACGTGGCAGTCCGGCGGGCGGTGCTGACCGGGGTCAACCAGACCGTGGGCGACATGCAGATCGCCCGCGCCGACGAGATGGGCTGCGATCTGGTGCAGGTGAGCGCACACGTGGGCGCGCGACCGTCTCATGCAGTCTGGCAGGGCAAGATTTTCAGCCGCTCGGGGACGCACCCAAAATATCCGGACTTCGTGACCTCGACCGGCTACGGGACCGGGCCGGGGCTGTGTGGCTGGAATTGCCGCCACTCGTTCTATCCATTTTTCGAAGGCGTCTCCGAACCGGCCTATACCGCCGCCGAGTTGCGGGACTACGCCAACCAGCGCGTCACCTACCGGGGGCGCGAGATGACCGTTTACGAGGCCACCCAACTGCAACGCGGCATAGAACGCTCCATCCGGCGGGCCAAGCGCGTGGCGGGGGCGCTCGAAGCGGCGGGGCTGGACGCGACCGCGGCACGGGCGCGGGTTATGCGCCACCAGGCGCAAATGCGCGCGTTTTTGCGGGAAACCGGCCTGCGGCGGCAGCCGGAGAGGGAGCAAGTTTACGACATAATCCGGACGAAAAAGGGGATTGCATTACAAAAAAAATCTTTGATATAATTAACTTAGACATCGCTTTTGCGCCATGTCAAACTAATCGTTATCCGGCAAACGTACACAGGGCCGGGCGTCGCGAGACCCCAACCTCGTAAAACGGGTAGACGCGGACAAAAGGAGAACAGGTATGAAACGCGAGGATCTTGAAAAACTTGGGCTGAACGCTGAGCAGATCAACCAGGTCATGGTGCTGCACGGAAAGGACATAGAGAAGGCCAAAGCGGATCTGGCCGCGCTCACTACCGAGCGGGACGGGCTCAAGAAGCAGCTCGAAGAGGCCAGCGCCGCCATCGAAAACTTCAAGCAGCTCGACGTCGACGCCATCAAGGCCGCCGCTGACGAATGGAAGGCGAAGGCCGAGAAGGCCGAGGCTGACCGCGTGGCGGAGGTTTCCAGGCTGAAGTTTGAGCACGCCTTAGATATGGCGTTGACCGGTGCGAAGGCCAAGAACGCCAAGGCGGTCAAGGCGCTGCTGGAGATGGACAAGCTCAAGTTCAACGAGGCGGACGGCTCGATCATCGGGCTGGACGAGCAGTTGAAGAAAGTCCGTGAGGACGCCGATTACCTGTTCGAAAGCAGCGAAGCGACCCCCAGAGTTGTAACCGGGGGCAAGTCAAAATCCGTGATTGTCGATCCCGTCATCCAGGCTGCCCGAAAAGCAGCCGGGCTGACAGTAGAGGAGTAACGCTACATGAACGCCATCACCCTGGCAGAGAAGTTTCTGCCGATTCTCGACGAGATCTACGCCGTAAACTCGAAGACGGCCCTCCTGGATTCTAAAATCCGGGTGCTGGATCACAGCGCGGCCAACAAAGTCCAGATTTTCAAAACCAGCTTGACCGGGCTGGGCGACTACAACAAAGCGACCGGCTTCCCGGTAGGTAAGGTCACCGGCACCTGGGAAGACGTGCAGCTGACCAAAGACCGCGCCCGCGCCTTTGCCGTGGACGCGATGGACGACGAGGAATCCATCGGCATGGCGTTCGGCACGCTGGCGGGCGAGTTCCTGCGGACGCAGGTTATCCCGGAGGTGGACGCCTACCGGTTCGCCACCTGGGCGAGCACTTCCGGCGTGTCGGCGGTGTCTGCTGGCGCGACCCTGTCGTCGAACAATATCCTGGCCGCCATCGACGCCGCCGCGCTGCAGCTGGACAACAACGAGGTTCCCGAGGAAGGCCGTATCTTGTTCATCAGCTCGGCCTGCTACCGGGCGTTGAACGCGGCTATCTCGCGCACGCTGTCGACCGAGCGGGGTGCGGAACGGCGCCTGCAGACGCTCGACGAGATGACCATCATCCCGGTTCCTCAGTCCCGCTTCTACACCAGCATAACCCTCAACGCGGGCGCGACTGAAACCGCCGGCGGGTATACCAAGACCGCCAGCACCGGCAAAGACCTGAACTTCATCCTCATGCACCCGTCCGCGGTGTGGCAGGCCAAGAAACACGACAAGATCAAGATCTTCAGTCCGGACGTTAATCAGACCGCCGACGCGTGGTTGTTCCAGTACCGCCTGTACCATGACGCGGGCGTCTACGAAAACAAGGCGAGTGGTATCTATGTCCATATGAAGGCCGAATAACTGGAACCCCGATGGTAACCCCTCTCTGAAAGGAGCCGAGCGATGGCAGTTTACGCGGACTACACCTTTTACACGGAGCAGTTCCTAGGGACTGCCATCGCTCAGCCTGACTACGACCGCTTGGCTATGCGAGCCAGCGCCCTGATCGACCAGGTGACGTTCGGCCGGGCGGGTGCTGTAGTCGCCGCCGGTGCGGACCCTGGCACGGTCGACAAGATCAAAATGGCGGCTTGCGCCGTGGCGGAACTGCTCTACCGAGACGAGAACGAGGGCGGGGACGTCCAGAGCGAGCGGGTCGGAAATCTCTCTGTGACTTACGTCAAGGGGCCGGCCCGGTCCCTGATCAGTCGTGCCAGAGAGGAGGCCAAACCCTACCTTTGGGATACTTATCTAATGTACGGGGGCTACGCCTGACATGAGGCCGAACGCAGACGCTACGCTTTATACTCTGACGGTCGTGGGCAGCGCCGAAGTCTGGACCCGCACCGAGGTGCCGGACGTGCACTGGGAGAACTGCAAGGCCGCCAACACCCTGGCCAGCGGGGGGTCAATCGCCGCTGATCAGGCCGCGATCTACATCCCCTTGCACAACCGCCCGGAGCTGCCGGCGATTAAGCCTAATGACATCATCGTCCGCGGCATCGTGGACGATGAAATCGGAGCCGACTGCACGGTCTCCGACCTCAAGCGCAAATACCCGGACGTGCTCAGGATCACCTCGGTGGACCTGATGAATTACGGCCGCCGGCAGCTTTGGCATTACCAACTGGGGGCTAAATGAGCGGACCCGTCATCGAAACCCCGCGCGGCAAAATCTTCCTCACCAAGAACGGGAAGGCCAAGCTCGAGTGGAACACCAACTTCCGGCCGAGGTGGCAGCACCGTTACTCGATGGCGCAGAAGTTTATCGACAATGAAGTCCTTAAAGACTGCGACAAGCTGGTGCCGTTTCGCACAGGTATGCTGCGCCTCAGCGGGATCCTGGGCACGGTAGTGGGTTCCGGACTCGTGCAGTGGATTGCGCCCTACTCCCGTTATCAGTATTACCTCGCGCGTAGAGCCAAATCAGAGCATGGCCCCCAGCGTGGCAGTTTTTGGTTTGAGCGGGCTAAAGCCGTGCACAAGCAGCGCTGGCTCGCCGGAGCCCGTAAGATCGCCGGAGGCGGTCGCCGATGACAATCATCGAGTCTCTCAAAACCTACCTCAAAACCTGCCCCAACCTGGCGGACGGGGCACTCTTGGAAGTCGACCACAACGGCCCGGCGATCCAATACGCCATCGTTCCCCTGCCCGGCGCCAGAGTATTGGAAACCTACATCGACGGAGCCTCGCTCAGAGAGTTCCCGTTTGCCTTCCAGACGGCGGCGATCACCGCAGACGACGCCGAGCGTATCGACAACGCCGGCTTCCAAGAGACATTTGCTGACTGGCTCGAGGCTCAGACCGAGGCCGGCAACCTCCCCGCGCTCGACGCCGGCAAGGCCGCCGAGAGCATAACCGCCACGAGCTGGGGCTATCTCTTTGAGCAGGGCGAGAGCGATACCGGCATCTATCAAATCCAATGCAAGCTTACCTATCATCAGGCAGCCTACACGGTGCCTGAGACTGACCCTGAACCTGAACTACCGGAGGAATAAATGGCCACTCCTACCACTGTAAAGCGATCCCAATTTGCCGCGTTTCTGAACGTCGGCACCGCCGCCGAGCCTGAATACGCCTTGATTGGAGAGGGCGTAACCACGGCCACGATCAACTACAACCCCCAGATCCGGGAGGAAACCTACATCCACCAGGACAGCGCCGCGAAGGACGTGGAGCGCTACGCCCCTGAGTTCCCGCTGGAGCAAACCTGCAAGGTCGGCGACGGCGTCTTCGACTTCGTCGACGGCCTGCGAAAGGCCCGTGCCGTGGAAGACGCGGCAAAAACCGACGTCGTGCTCGTGTATCTGTACGAGACCCCAGCCGAAGGCAAGTACCCCGCCGAGCGGCAGCCGGTGTCCGTGGCGATCGAAAGCTTTGGCGGTGACGGCGGCGTCGCCAACAAGATCAATTACAGCTTGAACTTTGTCGGCGACCCCACGCCGGGTGCCTTCGACCCAATGACCAAAACCTTCACGCCAAACTCGTAGCCAAAAGCCCGCTCACGGGCGGGCTTTTTTGAAAGAGATGGAGATGGATCCGATAAAAATCCAAACCGGGCAAGTCCGCGTCCCCGTCGAGGTCGACGGAAAGATCGTGACCGAGCTGAGTTTCAACCCCTCGGACGTGTGCTTTGCGGAGCGGTTTTTTGGCGTCTACCGCGAGTTGCAGGCCCTGCAGCAGGAGTTCGAGAAACGAGATCGGGAACTCGAGCGAGATCAGGAAGCGGACGATAATGGCGTCCCCAAAAACGCCGAGGCCCGTATCGCACTGCAAAAACAGGTCATTCAAGCCATGTATGGCCATGTTGACAGCCTGTTTGGAAAAGGCACCTCTAAGGCGATTTTTGGCGAATTGGTGCTTCCAGAACTCATCGCCCAATTGCTGGAGGGAGTGACCCCGTATTTCCAGCAGGCGCGCTCGGCGAAGGTCGGACGGTACCTGCCGCCGTCTAGTAAGGGCAAGGGCAAACGCGTGATGAAATGAACCTGCTGATCGATGACCTTCCCGAAGCGGTTGAGATTGACGGGCAGGAGTACCCGATCCGCTGCGATCACCGGACCTGCATCAGGATCATTCTCGCGTTCGAGGATAACGAGCTGACGGAGCTGGAAAAGCGGGCGATCTTACTCGAAAATCTGTATCCGGAGCTGCCTCACGACCCCGCACGTGCCTTTGAGCTGGGGATCCGGTTTCTCAACGGAGGCGAGA